GGGGCCATTATCAACGACTTGGATCGTTAACTCATTTACACAACTTCCAAGAGTTTTGTAATTGTTGTAAATTATTTCAACAAGAGTATTAGAACAGTTGTAAGCTGTATCTTTACACCTCGGTTTAGGTTATAACCAATCCCCAAATCCATTTTCTTCTATTATGCAGACATTTTTAAATATTATAACGAGTTTTTCCGTGAAGCCGCGACAAGTTTCACGTACCCCCATTTCAATTATAATTGCTAGTGGCATTGTTGGAGCATGTAGTGCAGCATATGTTGCCTACAAATTGCACCAATATTCAACCACCAAGTTAACAATTAAAACAGCTGAAAAAATAGTAGATAACGATTTAGGACCAACTAGTGATGGATTAGCCACTGAAGAGTTGGAATACCCGGAGTTATTTCCGGAAGAGGGCCTTGAATATACAGGTCCTGGTTTAGGTGCCGAGCTGGATAATAGTCGTATGAAGACTCGTGCCATCAGGAGAGTTAGAAGAGGTAGGAAAACCTTTTATATTGCTAAGTTAGTTTGTGCTGCCAAATGTAAATTTGGAACACCAGTACGAAGTGAAGCAAATATATTAGTAATCCGTCGTTTCTTGAATGCTCAAACGAAAGCACATGGGTTAAGAGAATCACATGCACGGGAATCAGTAATGATTGCCTGTGAACTGGTTTTCGTTTATGACCAAACGGAATTAGCATTAATTGAGCTTCGTCCCTATCTACAAATTCGTGGATATGGTTATTGGCATTGGCTGTTGTCGTCAGTTGGTTTAGTGAAAGCTAGGTCAACGATTGCTTCAGTCTTTGCTGATAATTGATGGGGCTTGTGCACGTTACAGGGGAAGACTCATAACTCCGAGTTGAGTCACCCACAATTGGCTGTAACTGTGGCAATTCCAACCAAAACCAAAGAGCGTTTAGGGTACTATATTTCTGGTGTTAGTACCGGTCAACGATCCTTAGGGATCAACAACCCAGATATATCCACTTTAAAATGTGCATTGTTAGAGAGAATGTATTTTTTTAGAGATGGAACAACTGTTTTGGGACAGTTGAACGTTGATTTAGCATACATAACCACATTATTAAGTTCATTTAAGAATACTATTGTAAAAAGCGTTCATGCCACCAAATTGTCTCCCGAGGAATTCGTGGATTTGTACAATGGTCGCAAGAAAACTATTTACTCCAATGCTCTAGATGAATTTTATGAAGTAGGAGTACTTCAGAAGCATGCAAAATCAATCGCATTTGTAAAATGTGAAAAAGTTAACCCTGGAAAAGCACCCAGGTGTATACAGCCAAGACATCCAGTTTATAACATTGGAATTGGCAGATATTTGAAGCATATCGAGCATGTAATTTATAAAGCAATAGCAAAACACATCAAAACTGACTACGTGGTGATGAAAGGGCTTAATCTTAATCAAATCGGTGATATTATTGCCGGCAAGATGAACAAGTTCAGTAAACCATGTTTTGTTGGAGTTGATGCGAAAAGATTCGATATGCACGTGACGGAAGCAATGCTCCGGTGGGAGCATTCAATATATTATAATGTATATCCTGGTGATAAGGAGCTAAAAAGGTTATTGGAGATGCAAATAAATAATACAGGAGAGGGCTATTGTTATGATGGAAGTTTAAAGTACAAAGTTAAAGGGCGTAGATTCAGTGGAGACATGAACACAGCGTTAGGTAATTGCTTAATAATGTGTGGAATGCTTACTGCTTTTATGGACCAGTTTAACATTAAGTATGAGCTGATAGACAACGGCGATGATGCAGGAATTATCATTGATGATAAGTACTTGCACTTGCTAGATGGTTTACCAGATTATGCTGAAATTTTTGGATTCCGTTTAACAATAGAAAACCCAGTCTACGAAATTCAACAAATAGAATTTTGTCAGATGCACCCAATTAGAACAAACAAGGGATGGCGGATGGTTCGCAACATTCAGACCGCAAGAGAAAAAGACAGTTTATCAATTATACCATTGACCAATTCGGTTGTGATGAGGAAATGGTTAGGAGCAGTCGGTGAATGTGGATTAGCTGCATGTAGTGGAATACCAATCATGCAGGAACTGTATAAGATGTATATGAAATCTGGACTGAAGTCCAACATATCGAATGACGTAGCAATGTCATCTGGAATGAGATTCCAGTTAGGTGGAATGGAGAGTAAGCAAACAAAGGTTCTACCACAAAGTAGACTTGATGTTTATATTGCTTGGGGAATAACACCTGATGAACAGGTGGCATTAGAGAATTATTATAAAACCCACACCATTAAATTCGATATAACACCACTTGATAGTTTGACAGACTATATAACAGAAACATATCTATAATGTACGGTAACTATTGTGGACCATATTGGAGCGGAGGAGCTTATCAAGAATCAAGAGATGATGTAACACAACCTGTAGATGCGCTAGACATGCTTTGCAAAGAGCATGACTTAGCATATGCTAGAAATAAGAATTTAAAACAAGCAGACATGAAGTTTTCAACTGAAGCAGCCAAATTAGGTTGGAGAGGAAAAGCTTACGGATTAATTGTTGGGGTGCAGGGATCCCTGCGCCCAGATGATAGTATAACAACTATGACAAGACAAAAATTAAGAGGAAGCAATTCCAACAAAAATATGAAAACTAATGACAAAGCAAATGAAAAATCAAAACCAATCGTAATAGGCACAGCTATGGCGCCAGCAGCAGTGGGTACACTGCGTGCATTGAGTAAGCCCATAGTACAGAACATAAAGAACGGGATGCTACTTAAGCATAAGACGTTCATTGGAGCTGTACCAGGTAGCGTTGCATATGCAGCAAATGAATTAAAATGTAATCCAGGACTTTCTTCAAGTTTCCCTTGGGCTAGCAAGCTAGCATCAAGGTTTGAGAAATATAGATTTAAGGCCTTAACATATCATTATTATTCAGTTGTGAGCACTGCAACAGCTGGTGTAGTTTCATTGAGCTTTGATTATGACACATTAGATGCATCACCGGTAGCTAAATATATGCAAGCTGAAACCACCCCATTTGTAGAGGGAAACATGTGGACAAGCTTTCAAATTAAAGTACCTATGGATGGTGAGTGGAGGTACACTCGCCAAGGAGATCTAAATAACGTAGATTATAAAACATATGATTGCGGCAAACTAGTTTATGGAACAGAATATGCGGCTGGAACAACGGTAGTAGGGGAGCTATATGTAGAGTATGAGATAGAATTGAAGAATCCAACGGAACCAGCACCAATTTTCGAAACGTTAATTGGAACTGGAGCCATTGGATCTCCGTTTTCAAGCTTGACTACTTACGGAACAAGCCAACCGTTCTTAAATACAACTAGTACAACATTCACTAGCCAAGTTAATGGAGCTTATTTGATAGTAATATGCGTGGCAGGGACTGGCTTAACAGCAATAGCAGCACCTACAGTATCGAGTGGTACAGCCACTTCGATTGTTGGAACGATTATTAACTCCAGTGGTGTTTATGCATCCAGAGTATCAAAAGTAAGAGTTTCAAAAGGGGCAGTTATTACCTTCCCCGTATCAACAGGTACAACAGTGACATCGACCAACGTCTATATTGCTGAATGTGATTTCGACAATGCGATTTTTGTAGTTTAAACACTTCAATATTCACCCAATATGTGAAACACAAGAGGAACATGTTGCAACTACATAACATTTATTTAATTATACGATATAAAATATGGTGAGCATGGTTTGAAGCAGTAGGATTTGTCACCCTTTAGTGGAAACACCTGTGAAAGAGCGCCATTGATGACTTAGTCTCACATTGTGGGACTTTCCTAAGTTTTATATCAACGTAGTATAGTTAACCCTGAATTTTTATGCAGGAAACATGAGGATTTTGTGATTAATATCATAAGAACATTTTACCATCAACCCACTCAGGGTTGTTGTTTGTGCACAGAGATGTACAGGATTGGTGTCATTCAGGCGACTGGATGGGGTTACACACGAATTTATCAACCAATTTTATTATTAAATAGCGTTCAAATACGCG